ACCAGGGAGAGTTATTTCTTCTGTCATAATTCTAATGTTAGCTGATTACTTTGTTTGGGTAGGATGTTTGCTATCTCTCTATAGATGTAGCTTAGATAATAATCTTCATCTATATCATATTCCTCCCATTTTTTCTTTTCTACTTTGTTGAATATTTGTTGCATCCATTGCCCGGCTTCCAGTTGTATCTGCCGTCCGTCGGACTTGTTTACCTTTATGATCTTGCATCCACCTTTACTGATATAATACCGTATAGTGTTCTGCAAGTCTTCATAAGATATTTGCCCATCGATAACACATGTCTGTTGAAACTTCCAATCTCCCTTGATCTTCACACCGGCGCAATAATCGAATATGTTGCGGTTCTCGGTTAGATATCTTTCAGGAGGAATGTTGTTTACGAAATAGTTATAGATAGCTTTACGTATTACTAAGTGGCTTTTGTTTTTATGAAGAGCTAGTCCCTCAAACTCGAATCTACCTTTGCACTTAGTCTTACCGTTTTTATACACGGCGATGTAGTTATTTACATCGGCCAGTATGATCTTGCTATACTCATCATGCTCTAGCTGTAGCTTAGTTATCTTCTCCCACTCGGCACACACCTCAAGATATTTATCTTTGTACTGTTCCGGTATGATCATCTCTAGACCATCTGTATTCTGCATGAGCGGAATAGATCCTGGTATAGCATCTGATAGCATTTCATAAAGCATGGTTAGTAGTAACTGACCGTTGATAGTTATCTGCATACCAAACTGCGGATCATATAGAAACGAGTTGTGATCTATAGATAAACCATAAGTAGAATTCAGGATAATCTTGTACACATAGTTCCTTGGATCTTTCTTTGGGATTTTTTTTCTCTCCTCAAAGAACCATTCATACAGATGACAGAAATCTTCTTTAGGCAGATGAGCCGGAGCCCATTCATTTCTAATAGCTAGATTCGGATAAAAACTTGTTACATCCGAGGTCATGATAATCATGCCGTCCTTAGCTTCATATATCCCGCTCTTCGTTGCACCATGAAGACCACCGAGACCATATTCTGTATGTACATCTTTATGTTTAAGTTCATACTTGAATGCGCCCTTAATGTTTCTCGGATTTATAATCAGTCTTTGATAAGCCTGATGTAGCAATCTGAATTCCGGACGATTGAAGTTTATGTAAGGCAATAGAATATCGCTGACCTTAATGCGTTCTCTATTTGTTCTAAGCTGTTTAAGCTCATACTTGGAGATGCCAGTCCTTTTACTAAGGAACAATAAGAATAACTCTTTGGATATCCGTGGCTCTGATGCATTATACAAGGGGATATTATAATCAGCTGTAAGCGTCCTACGTAGATTAATCTGATCAGAGCTTAGATGCAAGATCTCTTTAGTAGATCTAACGTCGTTGATACAATAATCGATTATCGTGCTGATTTCTTTTGCGCCGGCGATATTAGTACTATGATGAATAGGCATCTCTTGAATGTTTTCCCAGTCAGTAGAATACTGTATCCACTTTAAACCTGATCGCTTGGCATTGTTATCCCAATGGTTAAGCTTAAATACATCTATCTGTTTGATCAGTAGATCTTTCTCAGCAAACTCAGAGAACTCCATCCTGTCTTGTCTTTCTATTATCCCTTGAGCTTTCTCATATATGAACCCTGCAATCTCAGAACCAGTCTTATTTAATAGAGACTCTTTGTTCTTTAGGATATGCATAGTTATCTGAGAGTCGAACGCTAGACCATTAAAGCTTATGTGCCATTCCTTTTGGCTTATGTTGCGTTCTAAGAATCTGATGAACTCTTTAATATGGTTCATCTTTTCGTGCACTACAAAGATCATCCTCTCGGTTGTCTTATAATGTTCGAACACGGCTACGAAACAATTTGATAGAGTTTCGTAATCCATTACCCAGTGAGAGATTTGTTTTTCTTCCATAATCAAGTTCGGTTAAGCCGTCCCCCCGTCTATAGACACAAAAGGGAGAGCTACTGCCCTCCCCTCCATGCGGTTTATTGGTGTATTAATCTAAGAACTTTTGAAAATCAAATGTATCGTTGATTGCTAGTCTTTTTACCATTTCTTCTATCTCTTCTCTTTTCTCTATATGCCATTCGTAGTACGTATCTAACTGTCTTCTTTCTTCTGCGTAAGGACTACCGTTTGTCCTTTGCTTTTTTGCTTTAACTGGCTCACCCTGTTCGTCTACTTTGACTACCATGTGGTAGCTTTCTTTGTAGTCTTTAGAGATAAGCGCAAGAGCTTTAGTAGACGGATCATAGATCCCTTCTAAGAAGCCGCATTCTTGTGTGAACGGTACTAAGCGAAATGTTTCTTTATCTCGCCACTTTGATGTATACAACATCATGGATTTTTCTGACATAGCGTTTTTAAGTTGGTTTGTGCAAATTAAGTGATTTTATTGGTCATGTGCAAATCTTTTATGCTTGCGATTAAGTTCTCTTTCTCAAGATCTGGTTTTGAACACAGCTCTCCTACCTCCTGTAATAGTTTCAACATGTGGTGATTCTCTTCTCTGGAAGAGCTGAGCATCTCTGCATACATGTTGAAATATCTTTCTGGAAATAAAAAGCTGTCGATATATCCCTGATTGTTTATACCAAAAAAGTTTCGGATACTTCTTTTGAGATCCATACTAAGTTTTGAATATTTACCTTTCACGAACATATCCCAATCATCGCTTTGTCTGCTAAAATCGAACACATAAACACCCTTGTCTTCTTTCGTCAGTTTAAAGTCATGAAACATCTTATGATTATAGATGAACTTTTCAAAAGCTTTAAACTCTTCATCAGATCTAACATGATAGGTACAAGATAGTTTCCTATCTGTTAGAGCATACTGCCCTTGCCAACTAGCATAGGTCTGGATCGGCGTGACGCTTAGGCCACGCTTCATGCCCAGTGCAGGATATAAGAATAGCCTGCTTTTCTGGACATAGTCTTTGTACAAGGATTCTAGTTTCAACATTTGCTGTTTAAGGTTAGAGCATTACTTTTCTGTTTGCTAATTTATATGGTAGGTCGTAGCGTTTAGAATTATAATGCCAGTTAGCCTCAATAAAAACTTCTGCCATCTTAGTTTCCCATTGCGCCATAGTAACATCAGATACGGTGAAAGGACATATCTGTTTATACTTGTCTATAACAATGAATGAAAACTCTATAGTCCAATCTGCTAAGCTGAGCTGATTAAGATGTATAAACTCCCACTCTACCATATGTTTGTACATTGCTGCCTGAAGCCACAGGTTGTAGAATTCTACAGTCTCTGGAAACTCTATAAGGGTTTTGCTAGTAGTCTTTACATCGTTGATGTAAATAATCTTTAGCGCATTATCTATCCTTATATTATCCACAATACCTTTTACTCCAAAGGGATAAGCCTTCAGATCTATTTGTATCGGTGTCTCGTTTAGCACTTGTACGTTTTGAGTTGGTTCTAGGCCTAACATTCGAGAGACTTGTTGATTTGCTCTTACTAATTCTGCTACCTCTGTACAATACTCATAGGTAGGAATATCTATGATATCCTTTCCATCTTTCCTTAATAGGAACTGGAAGTAATCCTTATTAGCATCAGTAAGGATCTTCTCCAATCGTTGTTCATCGGTCTTGAGTGATTGGTGTAGATTGATTTCCTTGAGCACGTCAAGAATCTTCTGACTATGATCTTCTAAATATGGAGACGGAATCCCTGTACTACCGGTCTCGGTTGTTACGGGCTCCATATTTATGTAATGTTCATAGACAGCATCTACAACCTTCTTTGGGTTGTCGCTTGGCATATTACTAGGTAACAGAAGAAACTTCTCATCAAAAGCCTGTGGTTCTAACACTAGACAATGAATGAGCTTCCCCTGCAATAATGCAGGAGAAGTTTCTTCTTCACGTTGTTTAAGGATATAATCCCTATAGAACAACTGTGGTGAATACATCAGTTTGTTTAGACTAGAGTAGCTGAAATAAAACTTATCAGCATAGAACTCAGTCTCCATTTGTAGATTCTCAGTTTTCGTCATCTTCTGTTTCTGTTAATACATCCTCTTCTTCATCATCATAATCATCATCTTTCTCATCATCTTCTTTCGGAATGCTGTTGAGTAGTTCGTCTGGAATTGGAGGTAGAGTTGGATCAAACTTGCGATCCCCTTTAGCGGCAGCTAGTAATAGCTTTGGAGATCGTGAGACTTGAGTGACGCTAAAGTACTCATTACCTAGGGAACTTTCAAAATCTTCTTTAGATAATTTTTCAACATAGTCTAAGTGCTCTGTTGTTAACAGATCTCTTGCTTCCAGTTCACCTATTACGTCTTCCATATCGCTGAGTCTAAAACCTCTTCTTAAATTGAAGAAGTCCATCATGCTTTTGAAGTTCACATGTTTGGTTTCTGGTCTATCCCAGATCGCATAATGGTGATCTTTAAACAGCATGAATAGATAAAGCGCTGATCTTTCATAATCTACGTTTGCCATTAACTCTAACGCTAGTACGTGGTTGTTTTTATCTTGAGAGTCAAACATCTTTGAAGTTTCGTTGAACATATCCTCAGTCATTACATTGTTCATGTTGATGATCGTTAGAAGATCTTTCTGATGCACAAGAGTTTTGTTAAGCTCTAGTATACTGTCAAAGTTATTTATAGCGCTTTCTTCTGTTATCCACGTACTTGTTCTAAAGAACTTTCTGCCGGTACCTTTAAGCGCAGTCTCTATTTGATTTTTAGAAGACCATGATTCTACATATACATAATCTAAATTGTTTTCATCACGAAGAAAATCTATAAGCTCTGCTATTTGCGGAACAGCTTTATAATCAACATGGCGCTTTTGATATAACAATCCTATAGCTTCCTCAAGATCTTTAGAATGTATACAGTTATACTCAAAATCTTTTTGAGCAACTTCTTTCTCTGTTTCGTTAGAAAAGATTATAACACTAGCATTCTGAGGAGTTTTGCTAATGCTCATTCCTGTTACTTCGCATAGTTGTTTTACTTTAAATCTAGGCACGGTACACCCTGGCATAAAGTAAATCTTATCTGTTTGTTTAAATAAATAAGCGGTATCAGATAGCAAAACAGATTGTATAGCACCATCCTTGATGCTATCTCCGTGAGCTGCCAGTCTTGTTTCCCAGTGAAGATAATCATCTCCCACTTCTGTTATGACTACTTGTTTCTTAAATACTTCTTTTATCATTGTTTTAAAATAAGAAAGCCCGGTTGCCCGGGCTCTCAGTTATTACTTAGTGGCCATCTTTACTACCTCTGGATTGGTGAGCATCTTCTGAAACTTCTGTTTGTTTCCGTTGATCACCCTCTTTACAATATGATACTTGATATCATTAGTAAAGGTATCCTCATCTGTAGAAAGACGAATCAAACGATCAATCTCTTTCTGAGAGATCGGATTCTTTTCAGCATAGCTTATGCTAAAGTTGATAATCCTTGTAGCCATGATGCTTGCGATATCAGCACGATAGTTAGCATCGCGACCGATTGTATTACGTAACTCACCTATGATATAGGCTTCGCTCTCATGCAACAGGATATCTTTAGGACTAAGCATCTTGTCCATTTTGTTATTGATGAACATGGTGAATAGACTAGAGAACTCAGGTCCAACAGAACCTTCGCCAATCATCTGAATCAATGGTAAACTCTTATCGAAGTTTTCCAAAGAGCTGATACTATTGAAGAAGTTTGTAATAGACCTAGCATTAATCTTGTTGGTTACAAGCTCCGGATGCATAAGCATGAAGTTGATACAACGAGAGTCAATGTTAGCAGACTCTGCCCACTTAGCCCACACATCTACATCATACTTTAGATTCACGCTAATGAACCTGGTACGCTGAGCTGTGTCAATAGAGTTTACAAGATAGTCTCCATTATCTGGATTCGCAGTAAGAACAATGTGCCAGTCTTGCGGAAGCTTCCATGAGATATACTCTTGACGATCAACGAGTTCCATGACAGCTTGGATAAACCTGATGTCTGCACGATTCCAGTCGTCAAGGATTAGGATACCACCGCCTTGCTTGTCTGCTATCCATTGTGGAGGACAGTAGGACATGCGCTTCTCACCAGTGAATTCATATCCGCGTTTGATATATTCCTGTACGGCATGCTCATCTATCCACAAGCATTCACCATAAGAATCACCAACGAACGCAAGTACATCTGCTGTTTCTTCTACATCCGCAGCTTCTACTTCTACCTCTTCCTTCACAATCTTCGTCACCGGAACTTCCTTCTCTACTATGATTGGAGTCTTAACTTCCACCTCTTTAGTATGGAACTTACCTCCCTCAAACACCTGCTTCTTAACCATCTTCACCTCGAACTCTTCAACCATTTGTTTCTCCATCACGGTTACTTCTTTCTCCACAACGGTCTTATCTTTCTTCTTCGCTTTCTTCTTGGGTGCCTGAGCCACAGGAGCTTGTTGCTCTCCTTGCTTACACATTTGGAACTGACGGATCGGGAAACCTACAAGGTCACCTAACTCTTCTATCTGTGCTAAGTTTAACTTTACAAAGTTTAAATCTAGCTCACTAGCTAGTTGCAAGATAGAACTTGTCTTACCGATACCGGACTCACCGATAACCTCAACAGAGATTGGATTCTTACCCTCGCTTTGGATGAAGCGATTATTACTTACAATATGCTTAAGGAAATCCTTAAGCTCGTCGATGTTTAGATTTACTTGGTTGCTGCTCATTTTAGTTTAATTGTATTGTTACTCCTGGTAAATGATCACACTTGTTAGAAGTGGACGATAGAGCCCAGAGCACTCTACCTTTTGGTTGCGGAGGCGCCGGTGCCTCACCATCTGTCAAATAGATTAGACAGCTATACTTACGAGTATTCTCATTGAAATACTCTATTACGGGATCAAAGCTAGTCCCTCCTCTCCCATAGATTTTATATTCATCTCTAGGATTGTAAGGATGCATCTTTTGGATCGCCGCATCTGCGTGTGCGATAGTTATGTCGATGCCTGTCTTGTGGATATGGTTTATCTCCTGCATGAATTCTACCAACTCGTCAGGGCTTACAGATCCTGAAGTATCGATTGCTACTAGGACATGCTTGCGTTGCTTTATCTTTAGAGCTGGATTGTCTTCATACCTCTTGTTATATTTACGGCGAGTCTTCTTAGTAATAACCTTTACAGATCCCCCGCTAAACATACGTAGATATCCCCGCCAGTCAAACTTTGGTGGCTCTTGAAGATCTATCTTATCTAGAATACTAGCTAGCTCTCCAGGAATAGTACCTCTGCTTTTCTCTACTTGGTCTTTAAGTTCCTTTAGAATATGCTTGGTCTGATTCTCTATTAGCTTCTTAGTAGCTTCATCTAGTTCTTCTTGATCTCCCCACGCAGAATGGTCTGGTACTTTTATTTCTCCTTTGCCAGGCATTACACAAGTACCTTGTCCGTTTTCAGCTGCCTCAATCATAGCGTTGAGGTTAGGACAGTTACCTTTCTTTTTACCTTGACCTAGCTTTTCATAGTAGTACTCAGTACCCATCTTAGGTTCGAGATTCAGTTCAGGATACAGATCAAGAGTCTGTCCACCTGCGGGTAGATTATCTTCCTTGATGTACTGATTGATTTCTAAGTCCATGGCAATATTTGCTAGTAGCTTATCTTCCATATGACCATAGTTTGTCAAATGAAAGAAAGCTATATGCAATAGCTCATGTTTTAGTAGACCCTTCCTGTGCGCTAGGATAAGCCTTTCCCAAAACTCCTCATTTATAAGGAGCTTATAGTTTATTCCGCTCATTGTTACACCAGCAGTAGGAATCTGATTGTTCCACTGCTTATTAAGCATGATGAGAAATAAACCATAGAATGGTTCTTCCAGCATCAGATCTTTGCTAGCTTTTGCTAGACTTTCAGCGTGTTTGCTCATAGTATTTCTTTTTGATTGTTATGTCTAAGGTTTCTATAAAGTCGAACCCATACTCAGATAGATCTTTTAGTAAGACTAGGGATACCGCTTTAAGAAAAATGTTTATATCTTTCTCTCCGCAGTTCTTTTGTTTAAGAACGTCTAGGATTTCTCTAAAGGTTAAGCTGTGGTTCAGATTCTTCTCATCAACCTTTCTAACCTTGTTTATTTTGTTGTATAGATTAGGAGCGATTTCTTTCCATAGATCTTTGTCTTTAGTAGCTTTATAGATCAATAAGATCATCGCTATGTTTTTGTTGAAGTCTACAGAATCAAGAACGTTTATCGCCATCACCCTATTCTCTACATCACTAGACAGTATCATCTTTTCTAATGATTCATAATCTAAATCTATGTTTACTTTTTTTGCCATTAGTTTTTGTTTTTAAACCTTCATCATCTAACCAGTCTAGCTGAAACAATACATTGTTTAATTCCATTACAGTTATAAATGCAGGATTATTAATATCAATATTATCTAGTTCATATGTTTTTTCTAAGAGCTTGATAGCTTTATTAACCGAAACTCTTACTCTTTCTTTGATTTGTTCTACTCTGTCTTCCATTAGTCTTCTAGTTTAGTTGTTCTTCGCATCCAGTCTTTAGGAGCTTTAAAATTGTCTAGCCATTCCTTAGCTGATGGTAAGTGACCATTACAATCCTCCTTGACATGTTGCTCACCCACGTACCGGGTGTATACTATTTTGCCATCACTGTTGGTAAAGCTTGCACCAAATATTTTCTCACACTCAAAGATACCCTCTGAGTGATGCCTAAACATTCTGTGTGCGCTATGTCCAACCCAGGCTTTGGTTTCATCAAACCACTCGTGATATTTTAGATAGTCAGATATCTGACCTCCCCATTTTTTCACTGAGCTTTTGGCATGCTGTATCGGGTGTGCCATTTTCAATAAAAGTTTTTAGTTTTGTTATCCATTTTTTAAAATCTGACAGTGTTAAATCACTCTTAGCTCTGTTACATATTTTACAACAGGGTACTACATTGTTTATAGTATAGCCTTTTTTAGAGTCTACTCTATCAATGCCGTTATAAAATACAGGTACACCAGATCTAATTTTATCTGTACCAGGATGCTTTAACTGATAAACTTGAGAAGGAGGAGTCTTGCAATAGTAACAGTCTAATCCGATTAAAGACTTAAAAGTTTCATAGCTTAACTCAAAAGAAAGTCCTCTACGAACAGCATGTTTTTTATAAACATACATTATAGCTTTGTGACCAACCTCTTTATCTTTTTCTTTTTCTACACCTCTGCAAGGTTTTAAACCACAAGAAGTACTAGTACCATTTCTAATATTATTTAGACACACGCGTTTTTGCTTACCACATTTACATCGTGCTTCAATGTACCTTCTTCCTGTTCTACTGTTTTTTTCTAGATCTTGAATATAGATCCAGTCAGTTAATTCTCCTTTAGTTGTGTACAGTTTATCATTTAAAGAAAACTGTAGAGCTGTTTTAAACTTTCCCATAATAGATTATTTGTAAATACATACGCAATGTACGACAAAATAATCTTCTATGCAAATCTTTTATGAATGTGCTGATAGTCCTCTGGCTTACCACCAAACTTCTTAGCACTAGATTTTGCGTGTTGCATAGGATGCGCCATAGTTAATCAAATTCTACATCACCCTCATGATCATAGCTTTCTACATTTGTATATCTAATATTGTTTTCTATGGTATAGTTTGCTGACTCTACATCAATTACTATAATACCATATCCGCCATCATTGTTATACCAATCTTCTATATCCTGTGTTAAGTAATAAGAATAATTTTTTATAAGCTCGTGAACCTCCATATTTATCCCAAGAGTGTGTCTAGTATTTAAGTCTTCATCTGGATTTTCCAAGTTATAATAGATTGCATCTATGTCGCCGCTGTCTCCACCACCGGAGTATTCAACCTTGACATACTTTACACCTTTATCTTTTAGGTGTATAAAAGCTTTTGTTAGTTCTTCTTTTTGACTAAAGCTCATAGTGTGTTTCTTTTTGCGTATTCCGCCATTAGTACTGCATCAACTAGTCCGTCGTGAGGCTTCTTAGCTTTTGGTCCAAAGGTTAGATCTACATTAGGAAAGAGTCTCTTTACAGCAACGAGTGCCATAGCTTTAGTATCTTTCTTTGTGCTTCCTGCTTTGAGGATCTCATCTACTCCTTGGAACATTTGCTTTTGCCAATCGACTGCTCTAACCTTTGTGTAGGATATGCTATGGGCAATGCACGCCATCTCTATAGCTCCGGACTGGTGGCCCATTGAGAATGCTGTAGACTTTGCCGAACCAAAGATTACTCCTAGCTTTTCAAATACAACGTGAAGATTGCAAGCGTATGCTACGCGTAGATCTCTCATCATATCTGATAGCTCATGATAATCTACCTGGTCTTTTATCATAGGCATAGGTACAGTATGTATCTCTTGACTACCGTTTTTGTTTTCCATAATCGCTATAGCACCGTGCTTGCCGATGTCTATACCTACATAGGTTTTATTCATAGGTGATATTCTTTTAATCCGTTTATAGTTTTTACTACAGATTTAAGCCTTTTTATGAGGCGTTTTGTTTCTTTTGGATTATCCTTTACAGGAATAGATGCTACCAAAACCTCTGCGAACTTTTCTAAGTCACGCAGAGCATCTCTTAATAGTTTATGATTCACTTTGTACATTGAGTGCTTGTCTTAATAAAGGTGTTATTATTTCTCGAACCTTGTCCAAACCATGCGCTTCTATTGCATCTGAGATATCTTTCTCTAGCTCTAGGTGAACGCTTGGTATACCATAACGATCCTGATATTTCTGCATAGCAGCTATACCTGCGGCATCGTTGTCAAATAGGGTGCACACGTTTTTATACTTATGTTTATAAGCAGCAACCATGTGTTCTCCGATTAGTGTATTCTCACTATCGGGTGCAATCATTTCTATGTTAGAAAAGCCTAGCTTCTTTAAAGCCATCATGTCTTTTAGAGAACTGCATATTACCAGATAAGGAACATCATAGGTTAGTTGATCTGAACCTTGTATGTATTCTCTTATCTTAATAAACTTTGTGTCTCTTACTTTAGGCTGATAGATTTTATAGAGCAAGCCATCGTTTCTAAAATAGCCATAGATAAACTGGCCTTTTATTTCCAGTTCTTTCACAGATCCATCTTCTTCTTTAGACATCTTATAGGACTCCAAAGGTGTTACGTTATAGAACTCTAGTATTCTAGATCCTATATGATACTTGCTCCAATAGTTTTTGTCTAACGTATTCCAGCCTCTTGGTGTTGCATCTGTAACTTTAAACTTAGCCCGGAGTTTGAACTCGCGTACTTCGTATCCTTCTTTGTTATTAAGTGTCCATTGGTTGAAGTCTTCGATTATCTTGAATGCTGCATCGCCTCTGCTTGAAAGATTAAACATCATTTGAACGAGAGCGATTGCATCACCAGATCTATCGTGAGAAGAAAAATCTTTGAACTTATAGCTTTGAGTATTCTTAGAAAAGTATACAAACATGGATGGGTTCTTTTCCAAAGGATTGAATACCGAGGTCATCTTTATATCTTGACCTGTGAGTTTCTCTGTAAGCTTTAAGTAATACTCGAATACCCATTCTCTAGGTACTTCGTTTAGATTTGATATGAGAGCTTTTGTTCTTAGCATAAAATAAAAAAGGGAGAGCTGTAACACCCTCCCTTATTATTTAGGTTAGGATTACAGCTTAAAATCGCTGTTAGTAATAGGGCCTTTGCCAGATGGTTCGTTACCAAAAGACTGTACCTTTTCTTCTTCTTTCTTCTTGATGTGTTCTTTAGGATCGAACTGAAGAATCTTGCTAGGAGCTTTAGTTACAGACTCAAAGGGAACACCCGCACGGCTAAACTTTGGAAAGAATAAATAGTAGTCAGTATATCCGCCTTTGTTAGTATACTCGTTACCTGCGATACATACATTCAACTCTTTATTCTTGAAAGGTTTATCGTTAGAGAATGCTTCAATCAAAGAGTGAACTGTCGCATGTTTACCGTCTTCGCCTTCGAACCATTCAACGCAATCTAGTTCTACACATAGACTCTTTAAGAATCGTAGTATTTCAGCATCTCTTTTTATTTCTCTTCCTCCTTTAGTAAAGCCATCAGAGAATGCAAAGTCGCTGACTTTTACTCTACCGGTTTGACCAGCATGATATCCTTTGCTAGGATCGTCACGATCTATTTGCCAGCCTTGAAAGTTTTCATCTTCAATAGCTGGACCTTCAACATGTAGAACAATATGTAATGCACCTGGTTTAAACTTATAGTCTTCAAGTGTTACATGATTGATTGTAACCGTATGGTTACCTGGTTTTAGGCTCTTTGGTGTTCCTCCACCGCCGCCTGTCTTTACGTCTTTTGTGTTTAGCATTTGTTTTTACTTTAGATTAATCTATATATACTTTGTCCCAATGAGTTACAAGACCTTTGTCTGTCATCTCAGAGATTACAATCTCTTGATTACGCAGATGCTCTGGTCTCGCACCACAAGATACCTCATCTGTGGTCTTAAAGCTAAGGATATTTTGGTTACCCTTCCTGAACAGATAGCCGATGGCATCTGACTGAGAAGTGGTTATCCTTTTTAGTTTACCTGTAAGATCCAAATCCATACTGCTGAAATCAGCTCCTGCCTTTTCTAGCATTACATCTTTGATGTGACCAATCAAGATTACTCTTGGTGCCCACGTCTTGATGTACTCTATGATCTTAGTAAAGGCTTCGCGAAGATAAGGATATCCTGCGCCGTTAGGCATGTTAAGGATAGACCCATACTCCGGCTTTAGTTTACTGAACCAGTTCTTACCCATAGAAGTTCTAGAATAGATAAGCTCTGCATAAGGTATACACATTTCCTCTAATGCGGTAATAGTATCTACAGCCACATACTTGTATGGCTTTCCTTGTGCAATAATAGCTTCACCGATATCCTTGATATCTTCTACAGAGTGTGCTTGGATTTTCATAGCGTCGATATAATCAGTACCGCTCTCCAGATCTAGGATTAAACAATCCTCTAGCTGTGCGAACAGGCTGGTCTTACCCACCTTTGGCTTTGAAAATACAATCAAGTTCTTTGGACTTTGTTGAGCGGCAGCTATCTTAGCTGTCGGCAGTACAATCTTTGGCTTTTCTTTTACTTCACTCATATATGTTGTGTTATGATTTCTTAATAAGCTTGTTAAGCCATTCCTTTTTGCTTACAGGAAGCTTCCATAATACAGCCGCTAGATCACGAATACTGGCTTCATTTAATGAAACATCATCAACATCAGCTGGTATTTCTAGTGCTAGTTGTTTGCCATTTGCTTCTTCCACTTTCGTTTCAGGAGGGTTTACTTTTACAAGTATAAGCTCAGCAACTGGAACAAAAAACCTAATGCTACCATTAGTATCATGTCTTTGATATTCGTCTTTGTAGTTAGGATTGTATCGCCATTTGTATAGTCTTCTATCCGGATCTTTCGGGATATTGTCATACTCAGAATCTTCTGTATAGATGTCTTGTCCCTTTGCCATCTCGCTTGCGAAGAAAGCAACGTGAGGTTCAAGACTTGTTATCTCCTTTGGCTTATAGAAAAGCTTAGGGATAAACAGAGGATCTTTGATTCCAATAGCTTCGAAAGTAGTACGGTGAAACTCTTCCATTTGACGTTTCCTTTCCTTCTTTTCGTCTACTTTTTCTGTTGTGTTTATCATATTACTTTGTTGTTTTTAGTCCTTCAGTTGGCGGTGTTTCCATCTCACTGACCTGCATCTTTTCGAACTCTGCTTTCATAAAACTCATACGAGCGTCCCCGTTTCTAGCTTTTAGAAAGTGGAATACAAGAACATTAATGTCTTCGATAATATGTCTATCTACACCGTAATATCTGATCTTCTGTTTAGCTGGTCTGTTTACACCTACGACAGTGTCAGCATGCTGGAGAAGCGCATCTGAACCATAGATATCAGATTCTAAGATATAGTTACCATACTTACCGTTTTCATTTCTTTCAGGTCTATCGATGTCTCTGTTGAGTTGACTAAGAATGATGAATGCAATTGGATACTTTCGTTTTAAATCTGTGAGTGCGCTACCCAAAGCGAACAACATTTCGCGATCGTCTTTTTCAAACGATGCTCGCTTAAGTAATAATGAGTGATCAAGAGTGACTATTGTTTTGGTGAATTCACGATATGCTTTTCCATCAGTGTCGACTTTCTGAATAGAGTGAGCATCCATGTACTCTGCGATTATCTGCCGGAACTCTGATACAGTACACGATTCGTCTATGAGATCTATAGGATACTTGATCATATCCCTAGCATAATCATAACACTTTGCCATGTCTGCAGTTGTTAGTGCTTCGCCTGCACTGCATAAATACTTATAAGCTTTACCTATGTGCGCTGAGAAAGATCGCATAGCTGATACTCTTCCTACCATTTCTAGACTGAAGTCTAACACTCTAAAGTGTTGGTTAGGATTTAGAGTAAAGGCTTCTCGAACTATCTGATCTTTGATCAGAGTCTTTCCTGTTGCTGGACGGGCTGCTATTATAGTAGTAGAGTTCCATTCTATGCCATCTGCTATGGCATCATTGAACTTGGGCCATGGAGTTTTAATACTTGTAATCCTACCAGTGCGTCGACCATCCATATAGTCGAGAGCCTCTTGATATGATTGCTTATTATCTTTCCACTTTCTTTGTCTGAACTTTGGTTGGTTGGTTTCCTGACTCATATTAACGGCGACAATTCCCTGAGCATATTGTTTTTATATGCTAACAGAGGAATATTTTTAAGGGATTGTTAGTATACAAATCTAATAAAACATAGTATATTAAACAACCTTTTCACTAAAGATTTTATCCACATCATCACCAGCTCCAGCCTTAATCATTTCACACCAGTCTGCTAAGTCGGATACTACAGTTCCTTTATCTTGCTTCTTAATAAAATACATAGACGTACGAGTGTACTTATAATTCTCTCGCATCTGTTGTGCTAAGTATCTTTCTGTAGCAGATAAGATATCTTCCCACGTATACTGATAGTTCTCAAAGAACCAGCGGAAGTTTGTCTCAACACTCTTTAGATTAGAGCGCATGTACTTCTTACTGCCGGCCATCTTGCTTGGAAACAGTTCATTATACTTGGTAAGGTTATCTTGGAACTCTTTACCTAATAGTTGAATGCTAGTTTTCTTTTTATGTATCTTAAAGAAACTCTCCACTCTCGCTATTAAGCTCATCGCCTTGGGCTGAAGATTGTTGTCTTTGTCCAGGTAACCCATTGCTTCTAACGTTCTTATCTCCTGGTGAAGGTTGATGTTTGCCGGACTCACGTTCTCTCTCCTGCAATAGAGAAAGTAAAACTGATTGGGACTCATCTGTTCCGTTGCCATCATGTTGAACATTTCCATCATCGCCATATCTGTCTTGGATTTCATTTTTTATAAGGTTATAGGTTCGTACTACATCCATGTCTTTTATCTCCAGCTTGTTAGTGATGTTGGTATTTGAATGCAAAACAGTCGCATGATCAAACCCTACAAATTCACCTATAGCTTTAAACCCGTATCCGGATTCTCTGGCTATCTTAAAAAAGATTTGCCTATGCAGAACGACTTGCTGACGGCGCAGCTTTGATCGTATACCTTCTGCAGGAAAGGATTCAGGCGCATGCTTTTTAAATACATCGTTTACTATTTCTTCAGCTTGAGTTAAAGATAAAGGTGGTATAAAGAATGAGTTGATGTTAAACTTGACGACTGGCCAAAAACCAAACTTGTTATAGAACGCTGAGGTGAATTCTTTTATCATGTCTTCAGCCTCGTTAATTTGCTCTATAGCTTTTTTCATGTTGTTATTATTTTTATATTTGAAGGACCGCAAATCTAATAAAAGATGGTAAATAAAAACGATAACGATAGAACTGTTTCAGTTCTTTTCATTGTTTTTCTTCTTTTCGCAGCAGGTATTTGCTTTCTAATCTACTACTTAGATTTAGAAAAGAAAAAGTTAGATAACACCGCTGAAGAAAAAAGATTACGTGACTCGTTATCTTTGTTACAAAAAGAGATTGATACACTGCATGTTAAACAGAACCAGCTGCAAGTTGCTTACGATAGCATGCTTCTTATTGAACCTACCATAATATACAAAACCCGTGAAAAAGTTAAGTTTATTTATCTTGAAGCTAATGCTACTCAGCTTGACAGTATCATTCGCAAAAAGTCAAAACGTAAGCGCAGATACAGTTAGATGTTACGGCATGACGGAACTTCGAGAGATTGCCATAAGCCTCGAAGAACTAGATGCGTGTGATACTATTCTTAGCACTACTAAGATTATGCTAGCCAATAGAGATTCTATGATTGTACTTAAAGACTCTGAGATATCCAAACAAAGTTTGTCTCTGATGTTAAAAGATAAAATCATAGGTGTAAAAGAAAACGAGATAGAAAAATTGACTGAAGATCTAAACAAAGCAAACACCCACAAAAAGTTACTGACTATAGGGTGGGGATCTACTTCATTAGTGTTTGTCGGAATGATTTTCTACCTAGCAATCCATTAGTTTTTCCTTACAACGTATACCGTATCGGTTGCCCGTGAATAGCTGGTATACTTGATCCGGTTACGCTCTAAAGTTTTATGGTTAGCATCAATGTCGTTCTCGAATATCATGACATGTTTATAGGTTGAACCCTGCGATTTGTGCGCGGTTATAGAGTACGCATAACCTACATCGGCTGTCCACTTTTGTAAGTTGTAAAAGCATATCCAATCCCTAGCTTGCCTGGCTCTTAAAGCATTCATTCTGGCTTTTTCTACAAGCGCATTGTAAGCCTTCTCACTTTTCTCATGAACAACATATATGTTATCGTAGTAAGTGCGGTCTTCTGTCGGTGAATAATAGGATACATAAAGTTGATATGCTTCTAAGTTCATTGCGTATCCGCATTCGTGCACGTATCTTATAGTAGTATCTATATCTATAACCTCTAACTCTTCCGATGTAGTAAACAATACTTTCCAATATTCGTTTACAAAACCATTCTTTTCAGATTCTTGTCTTTCAAATATAGGTTTCTTTGCTACAAGCTTTTCTCCTACAACAAACCGTGGAGGATTCTTTCCGTAAAGCATCTCTCTTACTACACTGTTTACATACTCTACGGTGTTATTCTTCCAGGCTATAGTTCTCATGTAATCGGAATCTTCTTTGAACTCCTCACACTTAAATCTTTGTTCTAAGATATCTCTTATCTTCTGTCTATCTTTCTCAGGATCTAAATGGATTATACCATGACCATTACTGTTTAATGATGTAACAATCTTAGGTATAGGTTGCTTCATGAGAAGATTGTTTCTTAGTTCCAACGAAGCTTTGACTATAGGATTGTCACCTTTCTGCCTCATGATTTCGCTAAGCTCTATGAGTTTAAAGTTATAGCCTTGATTGCTTCTAAATGGAATAGAGTCTGTCTTCTTTACCGGTGGAATCTGAGCGGGATCTCCCATGAATATGATTTTTATATGCTTAGAATACTTAAGTATATCTTTGCATAACTTATCATCTAGCATGGATACCTCATCTACAATAAGATAATTGTACTTGCTAAGCTCACTTTTATTTAAAGCATCTGGTAAAAAGATTTGTTCGCCGTCGTCTGTTACCCTTTCTTTCATACCTAAGAGCTTGTGGATTGTACTATAAGTAAGCTTGGATGCTGAGTTAAATATATCTTCGAAGATATATCCCTGCATTGCGTCGCCTACACTATGGAACAATACCTTAACAGCCTTATTGGTTGGAGCACCGCAAGCTATCATGCATCTTTCATCAGTAAGACCTATGTACTGTATCAATCTCTTTACAAGAAATGTTTTGCCAGTACCAGCATAGCCTCTTAGAACTACTGCATCTTCTACAGGATTATCTAGAAAATCTATCATGTCGTTAAAAGCTGCGGTCTGCCCTTCGTTCAAACCTATAGCCAGCTTTTCCTTTATGAAGTTTTCCATTATCCTTTTAACAATGGTAAAGTTTTCTTTGTCCGGAGACTTTAGCATGGTTAGCAATGACTCGTGCTCATCAAGATTTATTATCTCTTTCTGAAGCATCTCATCTACTCGCTTCATCCACATTTTAGTTCTCCAGTCTAGAAAACCGCTACCACTTGATGTCTTTGCCATAATGTTTCTTTGTTAAATGGTTTATTCTTCCGAATATATTTTCGGAATCCCATGTCTCCAGGTTCATATGCGCAGCAAATGCCGGATGAGTACATGTAAGTTTAAAGTTGTTACTAGGTATAGATTTCATCCAGTCTTGGGCTTTCTTACCCATGAATGCATAGATTAAACCTGGATTACTGAACGCTAAAGTATCTAGAAGATAAGCCATGAATGGTTGCCAAAGTTGATAGTGCTGACCTACCTTGTTTACCGTAGTTGTAAATGCACTATTAAGCATAAGCACACCTTGCTTTGACCATCTAGCTAGATCTGGATCCCAGGTATATCCCTGCTCAGGATAAATGTTTGTCTCTATATCCTTAAAGATATAACGTAAAGATGCTTGTATTTTCTTATCGTTGCTACAAGAAAATGCTAGACCATCTGCTACACCAGGATAGGGATAAGGATCTTGGCCTATAATAACAACCATCAATTCGTTGTAAGGACATTCTTCAAATGCCCTGAACACTTGCTTAAGAGGAGGAGTAAATCGTTTGTTATCCTGTGCTTCCTTTAGTAAATCTTCTAGGATCTTATAGAAATCTTCACTTAGTAGGAATCCTTTTAGCTTGTCCGCCCAGCCGGAAGGCTTGAGCTTTTCATAAAGTTTAGATTGTATATCTTTTAAGTTTATTGTTTCTGACATACACTTGTAATGTTTAGATTATTTTTTATACCTTTGAAGCATGTCAAAGAAAATACCTATAGATACTATTCCTTTTGATGCTAGCATAAAGATAGATATGCCTGGTTCTTTTTATGCAAGAATACAACAGTTCGTTCTTTATTTTTCTAATACGCATCCACCTGAAGAAGTGGTTAAAGCTATGAATCAGCTTAAAGAAAGAAAAGAACCTGAGACAGACTTCCAATACCACCTTCATACTCTTACTATTTTGATCAACGATATTGAACAAAGCGCAAAGAAACAAGGTGTTATGGTAGTTAAAGAATTTGAACTTGATGATGATGGCACTATAAAAGCTGTAAAAGAATCTAACGAAAGTTAATATTCACAGTATCACCTAGTTCTATTATAGTCTGTATAGTCAAAGCTAGCTCCTCGACAGAGGCATCGCCGAATGACTTACATACTAGGAACTTTTCTCCCTGAATGGTTTTCTCTACGCATAACCCAGACATCTTCTTTACTTCAAGTTTGAGATCCTCAAAGCTATAACCCGTTTCCCTAGCAAGTTCTCTGATACATGCATGTATCTTTGCTATCTGCGGAAGGGTGCCTGTATCTGCATTAGATTCTATGAATATCTCAGCACGCTGATTGTGCTCCATAGTTTCTAGGAATAGCTTATACTTATTAGCGGTACCTTCCGTAGCCGGATACAAAGAACACTTACCGTTCTCTATCTTAGCTACAAACTGACCATGAAATATGTTATTTTGTTGTTTCATTAAATGTAGAGTTTACGTGCGCACTGATTATTTTTTCGGCCATGTATCTGTTTTCCTCATCGATGGAGTTTAGCATCTTAAACAAACTTATCATTTCATTATGAGTGATCAAACCTGTTTGTTTTATAATTAAAATCTCTATCGCCTTCTTCATATTCTGAATTTGGTTAGACATAGATTCTAGTTTTTTTTGTGTATCATAGTTTTCTATGTATATTACATTTGAACCGTCGCTGCTTCTACTCACCATAACCATACTTTTTAAAGGCCAGCATCTTATTTCTTTCTTCTATAGCTTCTAGTCTAGGCATATCTAATTCTGTAATAGATTCACCTGCCATCTCAAGATCTCTTTCCACCTCTTCTAGGAATCTTACCAGATCTCTTATTAGTTTTGGCTTTATTACTTTTGCTAGGTCTTGTTTGTTTTCTAACAGATGCTCTAGACCCATGCGCTGTTGCGCTACTTGTTTTAAGTTTACGTTCATTGATGTTGATTTTAAATGTGTTGTTTTTACATAAACGAATATCGTTAGCTTCATAATGTTTAATAGCACCATCTTCTTCTAAAGCTACAACCCACACTGTATTTTCATGTGGACCATAGTCTATTATGAAGAGAGCGTGACCATCTCCGTGAGGTGTTATTACCCACAAGAACTGTTTGATTTCATGTATCATGATTTTCCGTATTCTCTCTGCTCTTCATCTTTAGGGTCTTGACATTGGCATGTGCAACCAGTAAGAAACAATGAGAGGACTACTAATATAATAAATCTTTTCATGATATACCAAGTTTATCTTTTAGTATGTAAGCAGCTAGTTCTCGATCTTCTTCTGTACTGTTTATCATTTTAGCAAGAGTGCTTTCCTCTTCTTTGTTAACAAGTTCTTGTACAGAACAATCGTTTAGGTATTGGAATAGCCTCCACTTTCTAATCATTTCCCAGTTAGTTTCTGGATCATGATCAGGAGGAATGTTTTTTAGTAAGTCGTTTAAGTCCATTAGAATATGTATCTTATTTTGTTCCAAGGTATAATCTCATCATGAAGAGCGGTCCATTCTTCTATGTATCCCGCTTTTAGATCGTGCTTATACCTTATGTTTTCTCCACCAAACTCAGAAGTCTTGGACTCTTGTACTGCTGGAGTCCACAATAAATCTTCTCCTGGCAAGTTATGTTTTAAGTTATAGTCATGCTTTTGTTCATTATGTGTCAGGAATATGACCTCAGCTTTGACTTTATCTTTAAACTTAACGTGCCTATCAAGCTCCTCAAATAGTACTCTATAGTTTTGTAGCCATCCTTTGGTTACTATTACCGGACTGAAGTTCACATGAACATCATAGCCCGATCCTATTAACCAGTTGATAGCTTTCATTCTAGAGAATATTGTTGAGGTGTTTGGTTCTAGCTGATCAGCATAGAACTGCGGCATCAGACTAAGTCTGACCCTTATCTTTTCATGCGGGTCGTAGCTCATTAGATCTGTGTTCACATGTTTAGTAGCAAAACTGCCCATAGCTTTATCATGAGTCTTAAAGAATCCAAAGATTCTTTTCCAGTCATGATACTTTAGATGTAGAGCAAAGTCCTCGTTACATGATATATCGTACGTTGTGTACACATCATGTGTCTGATTAGGTTTCTCTACCTCAGCAAAAGCGCAGTGGCTGTTTATCTCTGTAAGTATATCTCCTACATTCCTTGCTATAGATAAACCTTCCGGCTTATGCCTTTTCATATAGCAATATGTACAGTTATATAAGCACCCATGACCAAAGCTAGGACTAATAAAGTCCGTGCTTCTACCGCTAGGTCTTAT